ACTGAAATTTTCTTCAGTGTTGCATTTGAAGGTGATACAAGCACAGACAACTACATCAAGGGTAAAGGATTTATTGGAGGATTGGCGCCAACAGCATCAATTGACCAAGCAGTCTGGCTTTCCCCGGGAACAATAATTGTAAACGGTGAACTTACAAAAGATACAGTCTAACATTTAGACTTAGTAACTCCCCCCTTCTGCGGGGGAGTTGCACTTTATAAAGAGAGAACTTATGAAAGTAGCAAAAATTTTAAGATGGTATGACAAAGACGGAAAATACTGTGGACCCAAAGACAGAATGGTTCGTATGAAAGAAGGATCATACCCATTAGAACAATATGCAGATATGCACGGTATCAAATTACCAGATGCCAAAGAGAAGAAAGAACACAAACCTAAAAAAGAGGTAAATAGTTATGCAGATATGGAACAATCACACCATCAAGGACATACTGAAGAGTATGGAGATGGAGATAGCAAAAGCAAAGAATGAACTTAATTGTGCAGAGGCTGATATAGCCAAAGCACACAAACGTATGGCATTTTGTTTAAGTGCCTTACACAATATAAAAAATAGAGATATAGAGGAAACAGAGATATGAAACTAGCCGACCTAGCAATAAAACCCAAACTTATAAAATTAACAATAAATGATGAAGCCATAGTGAAAAAGTATGGTGAAGAATTAGAATTTTATATGTATGACAGACAACCATTAGATGTATTCAGTAAAATGGCAAACGCCAGCACTGATGATATGGAAACTTACTTTACATTACTTACACAAATTATACTCAAAGAAGATGGCACACCAGTTATGAGTGATGACCACGTTCTTCCTGTTGATGTAATGACTGAAGCAATGAAATTAATTGGTGACAATCTGGGAAAGTAACATCTCATCCAATTGATGAGAGTTCTGAAACCAATCTGTTATTGATGTTAGATAGTGTTGCAAAACGTTACGGTGTTTTGCCCAGCACATTGTTAGAAACCGGCGATACACTTGATTTGATGATATTTGATGTTGCGGTAAATTATGAAATTATTCAAAATGCCAAAGCAAACAAACAACAACTAAGTCAAGATATGCTGACCAGAGAAGTTGGCAAAGACAAACTAGAAAGTTTAAAAGAAAAATATTACGGTAAAAAATGATAACACTAACAACATCAATGAAAGAAGTAAGAAAAATGTTCGAAGACCTAGAAGACTTACCTCGCGACGTTATAAAACCAGCATACAAGTTTCTTAAAAAAGAAACACCCATTAGAAGTGGTAATGCTAGAAATAAAACTGTGTTAAGAGGCGACACTATAAAAAGTGGTTATCCTTATGCCGGAAGATTAGACGAAGGGTGGAGTCAACAAGCACCCAAAGGTTTCACAGAACCTACTATCGATCATATAGACAAATTGGTAGATAAAGAAATTAGAAGGTTAACAAGATAATGGCTAAGAAAATAGAAGTAACACTCAAACTGAATGATAGAGATTTTGTTAGTGGTATTAAACGTGCTAACAGAAATCTAGACAAATTACAACGTAATCTAAAGCAAACCGGCGGTAGTGCCAGAGGATTAAGTGGCCAACAAGGTATGGGTGGACTTACAACAGCCATTGCGGCTGTTGGTGCGGCAACAGTTGCTACAACAGGTCAACAAGGTGCACAAGTTAGGTTAAGCAGAAATTTAGTTGACCAAGTCCAAAAAACCGCAAACCAATTTAAAAGACTTAGAGATTCGTTAATTGAAGGCACAATTGAAACAAAAGATAATGTAAAAAAGGGAAGAGAGTTATATAATGTTCAACGAAAAGTATCCACAGCCGCAAAAAACCTAACTCAAGAACAAATTGAATTAGAAAAAGGTCAAACAAAGGCTAATCAAGGGTTTGCTAAAGGCGGTGCTAGATTACTTAAATTTGCCGGTATTGCCGCGATAGTAGCCGGTGCTGTAGCAGGTATAACATTAGGTTTTAGACAGTTAGCCGGCAGTATATCAACAGCCGCAAGATTCCAAGATATCGAAACAACATTAACAAACATTACAGGTAGTGCAGAAGCAGGTGCGTATGCTTTAAGTTTGGTAAAAGACGAAGCAACTAAATTACCCATTGCTTTTGATGAACTAGCCGGATCGGCGCCTGTGTTGTCCACCATATCAGATGACCTAGGTGGTTTAAGAAAAAATATTAATTTAGCCGCAGATATCAGTGCCCAATTTGGTATTGGATTTACAGAAGCCGCAAGTTCGTTGCAAAGAGCCTTTAGTGCAGGTGCTGGTGCGGCAGATATATTTAGAGAAAGAGGTGTTTTATCCGCGGCAGGATTCCAAGCAGGTGTAAGTTACAGCATTGACGAAACCAGAAAGAAATTGGAAGAATATGGTGAGTCCATAAAAGGTGCCGCACAAACCTTAAGTCAAACATTTACAGGTGCTGTAAGTCAAGCAGGCGACAGAATAACATTATTTCAGGCGGCAATGGGTGAAGAAACATTGCCATTCTTTACAGCAACATTAAGAGAACTAGTTTCAGTATTTGACGAGAGTGGAGATGCCGCATATGCAACAGCAAAAACTATAGGTAAAAATGTTGTAGAAGGATTTCAGAATGCTGTGATCGGCGGTGCATATTTACTTGATGTATTAGAAGCCGCAAAAAACGCCTTTGTCGAAATTGTTACACTGGGCGGATTGTTAGATGGTGCGTATGCGGCTATAGGTAATGCTTTAAAAAGTCTAGGTGTCAGTATAGGTGAAAGTCTAGATGGTATTATAGATTTTGACAAAGCAGAGGCGGCTAAAAAATTCTTTGATAGTGTAACTATGGATGCTGAACAAATTAAACGTGCTAAAAAAACAGGCGAAGCCATTACAGATGCTACCAAAATACCTAAGGCAGCCTCGGACACCATAGAAGACACTAGAACAGCATTTGAGAAACTCAAAGATGCAATGGATCTTAGCAAAGGCACAAATCCAGAAGAATTTAAAGCATTTATGTTGAGTTTGAATTCAATATTCGAACAAGGCGAAATAGGTATAGATACTTACATAAACACAAAACGTGAACTGGATGAATTGTTCGGTCAAAATGAAGGCTTAAACAATTTTATTGACACATTAGGCACAGCACAAAAATCCTTAAGTGAAGACTTGGCAACAGCATTCTTAGAAGGACAAAAGGCAGGAGACGCCTTTAAAAACTTCTTTAAAACTATGGTAACTCAAATAATTGCAGACATTATACGTTTGCAAGTTATACAACCAATATTAACAAGTATATTTGGTGCATTTGGTATACAAGGATCATTTGCTACGGGCGGATCATTTATTCCAGGAAGACGTAATGGTGGACCAGTAAGTGCTGGCGGAACATACGTGGTTGGGGAAGATGGACCTGAGTTGCTTAGAATGGGCAGTCAAAGTGGTCACGTTATTCCAAACGGACAAGCAATGGGTGGCACAACCGTAAATTACAACATAAACGCCGTGGATGCCGCCAGTTTCAAACAACTGGTAGCACAAGATCCAGAATTTATATACAACGTGAGTAGAGCAGGCGCAAGGAGGACACCTCAATAATGAGTATACAAACAATTATAGATAACGCAACGTTTGTCACAGTAAACAAACGCAAAGTAGCCGCAAGTAGTGTTAGCAGAAGTGGACATATCAAAACAGCAGACAGAGGTGTAGGAGTATACCAATTTACTGTGGGTATGCACGCCGGACTAACTTACAGCACCAACAGAAGTTTATTAGAAAGTTTAGACACTATGGATGTAATCAATGAAGCCAATATAAGTCTAAACAATAATACTGGTATGAATTATGTCACAGCATATCAAGGTGATTTAACACAGGCAAATTTGGACCAGATAGTTTGCACAACAGGCACAGGAACAGATGGTGCTAACATTCACATAGACACCACAGGCGTAACAGGATCGCCAAGTGGTATATTGTTCAAAGCAGGAGATTACATACAGCCACTGGGCAACACAAGCACTTACAGATACCCTTATCAGGTAACATCAGATGTAACATTTAGTCCTAGTTCAGACTTGACTATACCTGTGCATAGAGGTGTGCTAACACAAACAGGAACCAGCATAACAACCGGTGGGTTAAGAGTAGGTAATGCTGTAAACTTTCAAGTCAAAGCATTATCGATGCCCACATACAGTATAGTGCCACACGATAGAGTGCAATTTAGTGGCGACTTTGAATTAATGGAGGTTATCACAGACTAATGGCTACTACTATAACAGCAGTTCAACAAGACCACATTGTTAGTGTTGTGCTTATAGACTTAACATTAGATAATACCACATATTATATAAGCAATGCTTATAAACCAGTCACATACAACAGTAATACTTACACAGAGTTAGGCAGTTTCTTAAGTATGGATGCAATCACCGATGATATAAAAACTACTAATGGAGACTTAGCAATAAGCCTTAGTGGTATACCCAGTGATGCAGACTATATGAACATAATACTTACCAGCAAAATAAAAGGCGGTGAAGTAATTGTTAGACGTGGCTTTATGGATAAAAATGACCTTGAACTGGATACCAGTCAAGTGTTTACACGTTATAGTGGTATAATTGTAAACTTTGCAATCACAGAACAAGTAGATATATTAGCAAAACAAAACACTAATAGTGTCACAATAACAGTTGCAAGTTTGAATCAATTGTTACAAAATAAAATAAAAGGACAATTAACTAATCCAGAAGACAGAAAACGTTTATTCCCCAACGACCAAATATTCGACAGAATACCAGACTTACAAAACTTACACTTTGACTTTGGTAAAGAGTTCAAGAGTGGTGGTAATTATGGCGGTGGTGGAGGCCGAGGCCGTGGAGGCGGCGGAGGCGGAGGCGGTGGTGGCCGTGACAGACAACGTATAGTAGATGAAAGATAATGATAGTTAGAAGAGCAGAATTTAAAGATTATGAAGCAATAAAAGGTTTTATGATTGACTTTGCAAATGCAAATCCATTCTCAGGATTGCAACAACCAAAACACAATGATGTGTATGCAAACAGAGTAATCGACAGCATAAGAAAGGCAGGAGTAGCCTTAGTTGCAGAAGCAGAAGGCAAAATAGTAGGAATGCTGTTGGCAATGATACAAGGTGATATGTGGTTGCCGGAAGTAAAGTCAATGAGAGAGATTGCTTGGTGGGTAGATCCAGAACACAGAGGATCAAGTGCCGGTGCAAAATTATTAAAAGAGTATGTAGGTGTAGGAGACCGACTGGTAGAAGAACGTGTCATAAGTGCATACACAATAACAACATTAGGTATGGGAGACCATTTGAATATGCAAAAAAGAGGATGGACACCAATAGAAACTAACTTTGTTAGAGGAGCCGCATAATGGCAGTATTTTCAGCAATAGCAACAGCAATAGTAGGTGCAGTAGCAACAGCAGGAACTATTCTTGGATCAACATTATTGTTTGATGTTGTTGTAGGTGTAGTTGCCGCAGGTTTAGCCACAGCAACTGCCAGAGCAACAGGTATGTTTAAGGCACCCAGTGCCGGTGAAGCAAACGATCCAGGTGTAAGAATAACCCTAGCACCAGACACAGCAAACAAAATACCAGTGTTGTATGGTAAAGCATTTACCAGTGGGCCCATATTCGATGCCGCAATCAGTAATCAAAACGAAACAATGACTTACTGTATTGCACTCAGTGAAGAAACAGATACAGGTAGTTTTACAGTTTCAAATGTTTTTCTAAACGATGCTAGACTTGTTTTCAGTGGTAATAGTGTTACCAGTCACTTTGATCCTAACGGAACAAGTGCAACAACTTACGCCGGTAATGTGAGAGTTAATGTTTATCAAGGTGGATCAACAGGAAGTGATGTTATATTTCCAACTAGTGGCACAGGCTCAACTACACCAGCAACCAGTTTGGTGGCACATTGGGCACCAGCAACACATACAGCAAACAATTTGGTGTATGCAGTAGTGCAAATTGATTATTCACCAGAAAACGGACTAACAGGTTTACCACCCATAACATTTGAAATGACCAACAGTCTTAAGAATCCAGGTTTGGTGCTACAAGATTATTTGAACAATGATAGGTATGGTGTAGGATTCAGCAACACACTGATTGATACAAACAGTATAGTGGGCACAGCCAATACAGCAATGCGAGGTTTTTGTGATGAACTTATCGATTACAAAGATGCAGGTGGTAGCACACAACAAAATGCACGTTATGAAATAAATGGTGTATTAACAACCTTTGCAGATACTAGAACAAACATAGATAGAATATGTCAAGCAGGCGGAACATACTTTGCATATGACGGTAAACAAGGCAAATTCAAAGCAATACCTAACAGAGCATACACAGCCGCAGAACAAGCCAATGCACTGGTATACAATGATAGCAATATGGTAGGTAAGTTAGACATAAGTTCAACAGAATTGTTCAGTATGTATAACGCAGTAGAAGTAGAGTTTGCAGATGACAACAGAAAAGACCTAATGAACACGGTGCTTATAGAAACACCAGCAGGCGACAGAAACGCAAATGAACCAGACAATGTATTAAAATACAACATTGATTTAATCAATGACAAGATAAGAGCAGAAAGATTAGCAAATGTTGACCTTCAACAAAGTCGATTAGCAACAGTTATTCAGTTTAGCACAGATTATAGTGGTATGCAAACAGATATAGGTGATATTGTGAAAGTAGATAATGACTTGTATGGTTTC